GACACGACGGTTATCAAGAACGATAAGCCAGAAGTTGATGAAGGCGATGAAGTAGACAACGCACCTAACCCGAATGAAATAGATGGCGTTACTCCAATAGAAGCAGCGAAACGCACAAACCCAAAAGCTGAATTAACCGATGAAGAAAAGCTTGAGAAGGTAGCACGAGATTACCTAGAGGCTCAGGTTAATAGAGCAGTCTCTGAGTTAGAAGACGAAGATATTGTTGAGAATAAAGTTTCTATGGCGGTTAATCCTAACCCAACAGAAGATGAGCTAGAGAAATTTGTGCTTGCTGCATATGCAGTTGTTCTCGCAGTTCTACTAGCCGAAGGTAAAGAGGAGTATGCTGCTGGCGTGGCACTTGCAGGTCTTTCACTTGACGAATTACAAGGCTTTACGCTTCCTGAAACTGCCGAAGACTACTATCAGGCATACTTGAGACGAGTCGGTACAAGCTACGGCTCTGATACCGCTGAATCAATCCAAAAGGTGTTACTTGACGCAAGGGATAACGGTCTGACTCGCAAGCAGACCGAAGATGCCCTAAAAGCAATCGTAGACACCGACGACTATCGTGTAAAACGATTGGCTCGAACGGAACTCAACCACTCGCAGAACATGGGTAAACTAGAAGGCATGAAGTCTTTGGCTTCTGAAACTGGTACACAGTGGGAAAAGACTATTGACCACTCAGGCGTTACACCCTGCCCACTTTGCCAGTCTCAAGAAGGTATATGGGTAACCATCGACAGCCCTCTGTGGGCTGAAGGCGAAACAATTATCGCCCCCAATAACAAAGGTGAAGAAGTAATCTATGTGAATGATTGGCAAACTAATGAGGCTCAAGACTATCACCCGAATGGTCGTGGAACGCTTGTATTCAGGAGAACCGAAGTATGAAATATGAAGTAAAGTGTAGACACTGTAAAAGATTCTTAGCTAACGCAACGACAAGCTCGACTATGGAACTCAAATGCTCAAACAGCAAATGCAAAAAGCTTGATACCTACCGCATTGTTTTCATCAGCGAGTACCACAACCATGACCACAATAGACAGCACTCTGTATCGACTGATAAACTAGAAGTAGAACCGAACAAGCAAAGTTCATAAAGAACGCAAGGGAGTGTTCTAAACTTTAATAAGTAAAGGTAAGAATATGTCCAAACAATTCTGGAAGTTCGTTACAAACGAAGCTAAAGAATCAGAGCTTATTCTTGAAGGTGTTATAGCAAGTGAATCATGGTTTGATGACGAGGTATCTCCGAAGCAATTTCGTGAACAACTTGATGAACATAAAGGCGACATCACAGTAAGGATTAATAGTCCTGGTGGTGATGTATTCGCAGGTGTTCAAATCTATAACATGCTGAAAGATAGGCAGGACAAAGTTACCGTTGTTGTAGACGCTCTAGCTGCTTCTGCTGCATCTTTTATTGCTATGGCTGGTGACCGTATCATTATGAACTCAGGTTCAATGATGATGGTTCACAAAGCTTCCACGATGGCGTGGGGTAACGAAGATGATATGAAAGAAGTTGCCGAGATGCTAAGAAAGATCGATGATTCAATCATCGGTCTCTACGCAGACCGTACTGGTAAGTCAAAAGAGGAAATCAAAGCGTTGCTCGCTGCTGAAACTTGGATGACTGCCGAAGAAGCTGTTGAAATGGGATTTGCTGACGAAGCAGTTGAAGGTAAAACGAAACTGACAGACATGGTAAAGAACGTCATAGCTTTAACGAAGGACGTAAACAACGCAGTAATGCAACCTGCTATGAGCATGAAAGCCAAGCTTGAAGTTAAAAACGAACAGGAAGTAGAGGAAACAGATGTTACCGATACAGCCGAAACAACTGAGGAAGTTACTGATGAGGTTTCAACGACCACAGATGAAACAGAAACAGTTGAAGCCGAAACTAAGCCTGAAGAAGGAGTCGTAGGCGTAACCGAAACTACTGAGGAGACTGAGGAAGTAGTAGCGGAAACAAATAATTCAGTCGATAAGGAAATAGAAATGAGCAAGCAAGAAGAAGTTGCTAAAACTCAGGTTATTGAGCCAAAAGCTCAGGCAACCGTAGATGCTAAACCAACTGCTAAGAGTTATCTCGAAAGTCCTAAAGCTCTCGAAGACTTTGCAATCGTTATGGCACAGAACGCTGGTCGCAAGCCTAGCGATGTTAAAGACGCATGGGGCAAGCACCTCTCAGTAGAGATGGGCATTACAAACCCTGAAGTATTGCTACCACCTGCTGTAATCCAAGCTATTGAAGACGCTTTCAAAGAAGGCGGTGAAATCTGGAACGCAGTTAGCAAGACTGGTCTTGATGTTTTCTCAGTCGCTTACGACAGCGTTAGTGGTGAAGATAGCCGAGCTAAGGGTTACAATCGTGACGAAGAAGATGAAAAGGCTGAAGAAGTCATTACTCTCGTACAGCGTACACTTCGACCACAGTTCATCTATAAGTACCTTACCCTTCCTCGTGAAGTCGTAAAGGAACAGCGTGATCCAGGTGCATTACTACGTTACGTTCTAACTGAACTTCCACGTCGTATTGTCCGTGAAGTTGAACGAGCTATCGTTATCGGCGATGGTCGTACTCCAGGTAGCGCATATGCTATCGACAGTTTCTTATCTGTTAAATCAGATGCAGCTGGTGGCGTATGGGCAACTACTGTTGCTGGTACTGGTGATGCATACGTTGACCTCCTAACTGCAAGTGCTGCTGTTAAAGCAGACGGCTCTAAGCTCCTCGTAGCTAAGAGCGAGTACCTCATTGATGTACTTACGCAGCAAGGTGTAAACGGTGGATTCCTATTCGCTCCAGGAACAAACGTTGCAAACATCTTTGGATTCAGCGGCGTTGTTACACCTGACTGGATGGATGATGACACGGATAACGATGCATACATCTTTACTCCAAGCAACTACCGTACTGTTGGTGATAGCACAATCGAGTCATTCACTAACTTTGCACTCAAGACAAACACCAACGAGTACCTACAAGAAATTTGGGCAGGTGGTGGTTTGGCTGCACTCAAAGCTGGTGTAGCAATCTCGAACGGTGCAAGCTCTTAATAAAGGATAGAAAGGGGTCTAACTGATGGATGAAGAACAAGTATCTGCGCTGTTAGGGCGACCCCTAACTTCCATTGAAGAAGATAACTTCGATTCGTACATTGAAATAGCGTTACTAAACCTAGAAGACTTGCTCTGCACGTCAGTAGATGAGGTATCGGAAACAAGGGTCTTTGACCTGAGAGAGGGTTACAGTACCGCTTTCGTAGACATATTCTGGAACGTCACAGAAGTAAAGATTGATGGGGATACACAAGACCCATCGGAATACTCTGTAAGACAGTGGGATAAAAGGAACGGAAGCTGGTACAACTCTCTTGTTTTTGAAAACCGATTCACTACGCAAAAAGAGATAGAGGTTACCGCTGATTGGGGCTTTGAGCCTCAGTCTAATGCTTCTAGCTTACCGTTAGACTTGCAGAGTGTTGTTGCTGGATTATTCGCACAGATCACTAAGAAGAATAAGTTTGACCCTACAATTACACAGAAACAGGTTGAAGACTTCCGTATCCACTTCCAAGCCGATACAGACCTCGATGCCGACTTCTACAAACTGTATGGAAAGACTGTCTCAAAGTATTCACTGTGCAATATCCCTAACCTGCAACACGGAAAGACTGGTTGCTAATGGAATCTACACTTATTGGGCAAGGGATTCGCTGCATGGGTCGTGACTACGAAATAGTAGGTATGACTGGTGGCGACCATTACTCAGAAGGTGGATATGAAGTGTTTGATGTATTTGATCTCAGCGACTACACATTCTTGCAGATAGACCGAAACAGCATTACTGGTAACAGGATTGTTGGAAGCTACTCTGCACAGGGTGTATTCAAGCAACGGGCAGGGCTTATACAAAGCGATAACAGTGAAAACGTAGAACAAGGCGCAACCTTGCACATACGACCCACAGAAAGCTTTGTAAGCGAAGCACCGAGCAACCGAGAGCATCTTACTCTTACACTTGTTCCTGCTGATTTTTCAGACTATGAGGAGTCAAGCTAATGCCAGTTAAACTATCTATAAACAAAGGTTGGGATACCAAAATAGAGTCTGGCATGCAGAAAGCTCTAGCAGAAATGTCAGTAGACGTGCAAAGACGCGCAGTCATAAATGCTCCTGTGGAAACTGGTGCTTTAAAGAACTCAGGGCGTGTAGAGCCTATCACAAACGGCTATGCCGTAAAGTTTGGCTCATCCAGAGTGCCATACGCCCGAAAGAGGCACTTTGAGAACCGCAAGAACCCACAGACGCTCGGCTACCTGGCAAAAGCTGGAGATTCAGTCATGAGAGGTGATAAAGCGAAATATTTTAGGTATAAGATATGATAGTCCACTCACTTCTACAACAACTCGAAGACGATGGCTTTGGTACGGTTGGTACTACCCTGCAAATGGGCATATTGCCAGTCGATGAAAACGGCAAAGCTAGAAATGGTATAGCCGTGATTACGAGAGGCACACCTGTCACAAGGTTTAACTCTCGCATTCAAGCAGTAGACTTCTATGTACGAAACACCAACCCCCTGACAGCCTCTAACACGGCACAAGAGATACTGGACTACCTACACGATAGCTTCAGTGATATATGTACCTTACCAGCCCTAGACGGCGTAACGACAGAAAGCTATGAAGGAGTTACCATAACTCCCGTATCAGCTCCCGATTACGTCGGTCAAGATGATAACGGCGGACATTCATTCGTCGTATCTGGTGAAGTAAGGTATCAAAACGTAACAAACTAAGGAGAATTAAATGAACAACGATGTAATTCTTGGTGGAAGCGCTGAAGTAGCGATAGGTACAGCATTGATACCTGCTCGTTTCTTAGGCGACATCTCACCAAACTTCGAGGAAGGTACTCGTGAGTCTACGACTCTTGGTGGTACTCGTACTGCACCAAGCGGAATGCTTGATACAGCCGAGCTGACATTCACGCTTTACCTACCTAATATGGATTACCTAAAGAACATCTGGGCAGACATCTACAATGCACCTACCGACGGTTATACCGCAGGTAACTTTGTACTTGGAAGCACTAGCTGTACTACTCGTGAACCAGTACCAGTAAACATTCACTACACATGTGATGATGATTCACGCAATGACGTTCACATCTTTGCAGGTATTGTAGCTTTCAACTTCAACCCTACCTACAATGATTCAGATGGTCTTAGCGTAGAAGTAACTATCTATGCACAGCCAACAAATGACGGCACTGTACAAATCGGTGCAGGTGACGTTAGTGAGGCAGTCCTTTGGGATCACCAAACAGAAGACTGGGTTCCTGTATCTAGCTAGATAAAGCCCTTCGGGGCTTTTCTGGTATACTTTAGATAAAGTAACCATGAGGGGATATATGGCAGAACCAATCAAGATCAGTACCAATAAGTACATAAAAAATGGAAAAGTCGATATAGACGGTAACATATGGAACATTGTATTGCCTGGTGCTGGCACGGAAATGCGCTTCAGCCAAGCTTCTAGGGCGTGTAAGCTAAGTTCTGCACGAGTATCTATGATAGACAAAAAGATTGAAAACGGCACTGCGACAGAAGCTGATTTAGATGCTTACGAACAATACTCCGCTAAATACGAAGAAAACGAAAAGATTATCTACGAGACATTCTTGCAGGTTTTTAACGATGACACTGATGACAACTCTGAAGTAAGAAAATGGATAGAAGATACACCAACAAGTGTACTGATGATGGCTTTTGAAGACATAAAAGGTCAAGCCGATGGAAAACAACCCAAAACAGAGCAGTAAATCACTTCTCGATGTAACAGATGAGGAATACGAGAAAGTTGAAAGAGCAAAAGCCTCTACTGCTGGTCACATGCAGGTTGATAACGAGTGGCTTCTTTTAACAGAATTTGCTGAACGTTTTGGATGGCAAGCTTACCTTGACGCTAAGAATGATGCTAGAGATGAAAATGGAAACCTTATCGTAACTTCACAAGAGATGCTTACTCTACTAGAAGCATCAAGAAGGCTCGATAATTATAGGTTATATAGAATGGCTCAGGCATCTTTTATAGGAGCTGGTTCTTCGAGAGCAAAGAAACCTTCAAGTACATTCAAACAACTTACAAATAAACTTATAAAAGGCATGAGAGCTGATACATAATGGCTACAACTATTGGAACAATACAATTATTGGCTACCATAGATACTTCACAGTATAAGAAGGGTGCTAAAGAAATAGAATATGCCAACAAAGGCATTGAAAATTCTGCAAGCACTACCGAGAAGAAGTCAAATAGTGCTTTTACTGGTATCGCTAAAGTCGGTCTTGCAGCAGTAGCTGCTGCTGCTGTGGCAGTCGGTGTAGCTATTACTAAAAATATGGGTAGAGCAGTCGATAGAATTGACACGCTTATTGCCTTCCCAAGAGTATTGCAAGCACTAGGCGCTACGAGTGAAGAAGCAACAGGCGCTACGGATAAATTATCAGATTCTTTACAGGGTCTGCCTACATCGCTCCAAGATGGAGCAAAAGCTGTTCAGCAGCTCGTGACTACTGGATTGGGTGTTGATGACGCAACCGATGCGTTCTTAGCATTCAATAATGCTATGTTGGCTTCAAGTGTTGATGCTGGCACTGCTTCTGCAACCTTCACACAGCTTCAACAAGCATTGTCCAGAGGAAGAATAGATGCTCAGGAGTGGAACAGTATTGCAGCTAACATGCCTACTGCACTTCAAGCACTCCAAACAGAAACAGGGCTTACTAGAGAGGGTCTAAGAGAGCTTTATAGAGAGAACCCACAGCAGCTAATTGATGATCTTGTAAAGCTAAATAAAGAAGGCGGCGGCGGTCTTGCCTCACTTGATGAACAGGCTAGAACAGCAACTGGTGGTATAAATACTGCGTTCTCTAACATGAACAACGCCATAACGAGA